CAATTATGACGATTAATATCTTTTTGAATGACCTCAATACTGACCAAGGCGGAGAAACAATTTTTTATGATGACACTGCCCCCAAGGAACCTGTTTTATCATTTCCTCCAAAAGCTGGAACAGGAGTGATTTTTGATAGAGAGATACTTCATACAGGTAATCAAGTAAAGTATGGGGAAAAATATCTTTTCCGAACAGATGTTATGATGTAATCGCGTAATCGTGTAAATTGAACAAGGTGATGTGATGTTAGTCTAAGCTATGCGTAATATACCATTGAATACCTTTCTATTCTAAAGAACAAGAACAATGGACACACAAATTTTGACAGGATTGTATTCTCGCCGGAGTGTTCTGGAGAAAGCAATTGAAGACCTCAGTCAGACTCTGGAAGAGAATACTTCTAAAATCCAAGAACTTACAAAGCAAAATGAGAGTATCTCTGGAGCAAGGTCAGCCCGTGAATCAAAGCTAACTCTTTTGAATCAACAAATTGAATCTCTGGAGAATACATTGAAGAGTCTGTCTTCCAGTTGGCTCTCAGCAGAAGACGATGATGCTCCTGTTGCAGTTGTAGCTGCTCCTTCTCCTGTTCCTGCTCCTGTAGAAGTTCCAGTAAAAACTTCATCAAAGACGAGTGCAACAAAGAAAGAAAAGGCTCCTTCAATGGCTCCTTTTGAATATGTCTTTGAAGGAGATACCTATATGGTTGACCCGAAGACGAACCAAGTAACAATCACAGATGAAGATGGAATTGCGGAAGTTGGAACGTGGAATCCTGATAAGAAAGAAATTGTGTTCTTTACGGAAGAAGATGCGTAAATGAATGAATCACTGAATTGAACAATCAACAACCTATTTTTATGTGGACATACACATTGATACAATCAATGAATATGTCTGGACAAGGTCGTGGACGAGGACGGGGACGGGGACGGGGACGAGGACGAGGGAGGGGACGGGGACGAGGATGGTCTATTGGGTTGGACACAACTATTCGTGAATCTCCTGAATTGTCTGAAGAAGTGAGTGCGCTAAATGATGGTAGCGGACGCGGAAGAGGACGTGGTCGCGGTCGCGGTCGTGGGAGGGGACGTGGACGAGGACGAGGACGAGGAAGAAATCGTATAGTAGAGATTATTCAAAGTGAAGCAGAGATATTTTATGTTCCTGAATCTCCTGAAGATGCATCCGATGCAGATGCGGCGTCAGAATCTCTTCTGGAAGTTGCAAAATTAAATATTGAAGGAATGATATATTTGATGGATAGAGAATATCGTGTATTTCTGTATGACCCAAAAATTTTGATACAAGTGGGTACATATGACCCTGATACAAGTCGTGTGTCAATGTATGATTCTCCGGAGTGGAATGAGTTGATGAAGACAATGGATAAAGAAGGATTGATTGAGTATCTTGAAAAAAATGGTCTTACTGATAGAATTCACGATGCCTCTTCTTGAAGGATTTGCAAATATGGTTGCTCTGGCGTTTGAGAATAGTCAACATTCTGATACAGAGAAGTTTTCTTCTGGAGGATATCCCACGGGTCCAATGGCTGGTCAGACACCGATGTCTGTATTGGCTTCTTTAATCGCATTCTTTGTAGTTGTCTTAATTATTGCCTATTTTGGTAAGTTCCTTTGGAATAATTATATAACAAAACTTGTAAGTGTTGCAAAGCCTGCCCGTAGCTGGGTAGATATCATTGCACTCTTCGTTTTTGTTCGTCTTGTTCTTTAGGGGGTTCCACCCCCTCTGAGACCCCCGGGCTACGCCAAAAAGGGGTTCCACCCCCATCAATCATCTTTCATAAGACTTCCATAAGGGGGCTACCGCCCCCTCTGAGACCCCCGGGCTACGCCAAAAAGGGGTTCCACCCCCATCAATCATCTTTCATAAGACTTCCATTGGAATTCTTATGAAAGAAATTACATCATATTTTATTATCAAATAATACATTATGTCTGGGTCTTCATAGGGTATTCAATAAGGTATTATGAGAAACTCTTGATGAAAGCAGGGGGTCTCAGAGGGGGATGCAATCCCCCTATGAAAGAATATACATCATATTTTATTATCAAATTAAGACATTATGTCTGGGTCTTCATAAGGTATTCAATCGGGGATTATGAGAAACTCTCGATGAAAGCAGGGAGTCTAAGAAATGCATAAGTGATACTAACGTTTAAGAAAACTATGCAACCCTTGAAGCAGGGGTCTAAGCAATACATAAGTGATACTAACGTTTAGGGAAGCTATGCTTAGGGAATACAAACCCTCCCCTCACCTTTAGAAGGCGGCGAAACTCATTCCTCCCGCCGTAGCCCCTCCATAAGGCTCTAATCCGTCCATCATACCAAACCCGCCGCCGCCGCCGCCGCCACCCCCCAGACCCATTCCTCCTTGAACTTGAGGAGGAGTATGAGATGAAACAGGAGCTGACAACGAAGGGAAGGAACTTTGACCACCATATCCAGAACCTCCCGAAGAGAATCCTTCATTTCCTCCATTTCCGCCCATTGTCATTCCAATTCCTGTCGCATCACGAAGAGTTAATTTATTCGCTGGATTACCATCACGTGTACTCATTCCAGGCATTCCTGCACCAGGAGGAAGTCCTTGTCCACCTTGTCCTTGTCCTTGTGCAGCTCCAACAACCGCTGCAGCTTTACTCGCAGAAGAACTATCATCAAAGAATAATTGATACAGATTTCCTCGAGTTTCCGCCGCTGACTTTGCAACAGGCTCCGATAATGTATAAATATCCTCAAATACAACTAAAATAAATATCGTAAAGAATATCATAATTCCAAAGACCATCACAGGAGAACTTTGGAACATTTCCTCTCCAGTAATTCCGACATAGTATGTAATGATATCACGCAACATTAACACCACATATGCGACAACTATCAATACAAGTAAACGGAAAACAGGCTCACGAGATGATGCATTTGCTGTTCCAGAAGTCAGACCTCGGGCAACATACATTAACAAGAATAACACGGCAGATGCAACTAACCAAGACCCAACGACTTTCATTTCCGCACCAGTTGGGAAAATCTTTTGAAGGGATTCTTTGAAATCTACCATATCTATCAATCAATCAAGAAAAAGAATCCGATTCAGTCTTTGCCACAACTACTCCAAAGGATTTCTTGAAAAATGTATGCACTTTGGTATTTCGTCGTAAATTACAACGCAAACACGCAATCACACAATTCTCATTTGTATGTGGAAACCGATTGTCTTTTCTCTCCAATGTCCATTGTTCAGGGTCTCTTACAATCGTTGTACCCAATTTCATTGGGTCTTTGCAATAAAAACAAATCAGCTTTTGCTCCAGAAGTTTTGTAGCAGTTTCTACAGGAGTTATCATAGTTTCAGCAGAAGCAAAAGAAGTATTAGAACTTGGGTCTGAGTCTGATGGAAGACGTTTTTGACGAATATCTTGTTGACGATACGAGGATAATTTTCGTTGAATCTCATTCCATACTATCTTTTCTAAATCATTCTCTAAAGGTTTCTCTTGAATGATTGTACCAAGAGCATTCTCAATCTCCCAATGACGACCAGATTCTAAACGCTGATGATGCAAACCTCCCGACTTTTTACGACGAATCTCACCATTCCATTCACGAGAACCTTGTGTTAATTTCGTAGCTATAATCTTCCGTGTTCCTGAATCAGAACCTGAACCAGAACCTGAACTCATTTCTATCATTGAATGAATCAGTTAGAATCACTCTCAAACTCTGATGATGTATGTTGTCTTTCATAGATTTCTCTATACAATTCTGCTACATTCACTCCTGGAGATACTATTTCTGTCGCAGAACCAATCATTCCTTGAAAACGATACCAATGAATCTGATGTTCTTCTTCGTAAGATTCACGTCTTCCATTCACAATCACACTCATACATTGATTTCTCCTGGGTTCTTCATCGTCAGAGTCTGTGTCGTCTCCGTCAGAATCCGATTGTAATCCTTCAGGTATTCGTGTATTAGTTCTACGCGGTACAAATTCACGAGTCATTTCACGATGATATCTGTCAGTGTCAGAGTCTGAGTCTGAATCAGCTTCAGCTTCAGCTTCGGCTTCAATCTCAGGAAGAGGAAACCGAATAAGACCCTGAGAATGTCTGTCAGAAAATTCGGGGTGATTCGGATTAAAATCCCGCTGAATTCTATCCAGACTCATTGCAGAAGAATTCAAATAGAATTCTATAGAAGGATTCCAATATGTTCCACGTAGACGGATTTTAGAATAAAAACGACAAATATCCTCTGTTTCTTGATGGGTTGTTAAGAATCTCCAAAAAGATATCAATACAGAAAGTTTATCAAGTTCATTATGATAATTCATCATTCCATCTGGTACTCTCAGATGATAATCAAAGGTATATCGCTTGCATTTTGAAAGAAAACGGATATACAAGTAATGTTTTACCAATGTTCTACAAAATCCTGCAAGAGAACGAATCATTTCATTCCGAAAATAATAAGATGTTGTTAAAGAAAATTCATCGTGTTCTTCAAATGTTTCATTAAGATATCTCACAAGGTCATTCATTGGAAATGATATTGTAAATGTCATTTTGAAATCTTTAGATGTGTGTTTCTACTTATCATTTACTTTTGTGGATTTTTGTCTGGAGGAGGGGCTGATGGTTTTGGCTTTTCATCTACAGAAGGTGCTGTTGATTTCGAATCTCCCTCTTTGGGTTTCGGATTATAGATTTCTTGGAGACTTGCATAGGATTCAAATTGTGATGCTTTATCGAATTTCTGAGGATTCACATCGGATAAAAAGATATTTTCCTGAATGACTTCAAAGATTGGGTCAGGTGGGGGAGGTTTCGTAGAATCCCCTTCTGATGAAGGAGCTGATTCCGAAACAGAGATGTCTTCAATCGAGTCTCTGGAAATCACGATTCCAAAGAAAGGTGATGCATCTCCTCTTCCAGTCATATAAATAGTTGTCTTGAGTCCTCCTAAACCCGTATTTGCATCCAGATTCAAAGAACCTTTGAAACTCTCAGAAGATGATTTTTGAAGTTTCTCTAAAATTTGATTGAATAGAAGAGTCTTAGAGGAAGCTTTCCATTCTTGATAAACTGCTTTGATAAATTTCCACGATTTGGGTTCCCAGAGTTTCTCAAATGTCTCAACGCGACAAATCTTTTTAATAGATGCAGAATCTCCTACGGGTAAAATAATTGTCAATGTCGATTCAATAGTATCAGGTTTCTGGAAGGCTAACCATTGAGGAATCTTTAGAGAATCAATAATCATTGGTCCCAGAGTGAATTTATAGTTATCCGGTAAGTAATAAATACCATCAGACTTTGTAATGAGTATCTTCATACGATAATACAGAGAATCTGTGGTTTCAATGAATTTGTAAAAAATTCCTAACTTTCCAGTAGCATTCACAACTCCTCGGAGAGCATCATCCAATGATTCAAATGTAATATTAGGTTTCAATTTATTCTGTAGAAGTTTTTCAATCGCCGGTTTTTTTCTTAATGTATCATTCATTTCTTGAATATTGGAATGTGTCGCACCTGCAATTTTGGAAGGTTCTTCTTTCTTTGGAGCTTGGACTGGAGCTACAGGGTCTCCAGTCGAAGCTGAAGATGAAGCTGAATCTGAAGCTGAAGCTGAATCTGAAGCTGGAGCTGGAGCTGGAGTTGAAGCTGGAGCTGGAGATTGTAATGGTCTTGTAAATGTTGGAGCAGTTGTTTGCTGACTCATTTGTTTCTATCGTAAAATTCATAAAAATTATGTTTGATAATTTGTATGAATGATTTTATGAGACAATCATATGGGAAACAATACCCATAGTTTCTATTTCTTGCATAAGAAGTTTCATAGCCGCTGGAATAGTAAGCCTTGAGAAGCCTTTTTCGTGTGGGTCAGCGGGGTCTCGGTAGATTTTCTTTTCATCATTGGAAATAGCAATTCGTCCTGACCCCTTAGAAATAGTCAATGGGAATTTATCGGAAACGTCCATCATTCGTTCTTTGAGGAATTGCGATGCTCCGTGAGAAATCATATTATCACGTTCCATCTCACCAAAACGATGACCTCCATCACGAGAACGACCTTCTGCAGGCTGTCGTGTGAGCATAACAATGGGTCCAGAGCTACGACTATGTATCTTATCTTCTACCATATGCTTGAGGCGTTGATAGAATGTGGGACCAATAAAGATTTTACACGGCAATTGGTCTCCAGTCAATCCACAATACATCAGTTCATTTCCCCATCGTTCCATTCCAAAGGATTGCAAAGCATCTCCAATGCGTTCAATATTGAATTCCTCAAAAGGTGTACCATTACCAAAACTTCCACCAAGACATCCTGCTTTTCCCATAACACATTCTACAATTTGAGCAATAGTCATTCTGGAAGGAATAGCGTGAGGATTGATAATGATATCCGGTTTGATTCCCTCTGCAGTAAACGGCATATCTTCATCAGGAACAATCATTCCACAAGTACCTTTTTGTCCGTGTCTGGAAGAGAATTTATCTCCAATTGTTGGAATTCTTTCAGAACGAACTCGGATTTTCATAACACAATAACCATCGCTATTGGTATTCCGATAGACCTTGTCAATATAACCATCTTCATTAGGACGAAGTGTTTTGCTCAAATCACGATAAACTTCGCGTTCTTGAGCAATTCCTTTCCGTCCTCCTGCACCGATTTTTTTCGCGGATTTTTTCGGGCTAACTTTTCCAATGATTACATCGGACTCACAAACCCACGTATTTTCTGGAACATATCCATCTGCACAGAGTTTGTCATATGGAGAAGCACCATCGCCCGAATTATACCGCAAGCCATCGGTATTCATCATATCAGGCTTCCGGAATTTCTCTTCTTCTCCCGTAGTGGGATTCTTCTTTTCTTCATCACGATATGTTCTATAGAAGAATGAGCGGAAAAGACCACGTTCAATAGATGCTTTATTCAACAAGACGGAATCTTCCTGATTATATCCAGTGAAACACATAATTGCAACTACAACATTCATTCCATTGGGATTTCGGAGGTTTTCAATATATGGGTCCATACGAGTATAAACAAGAGGACGTTGTGGATACGACAACACATTGGATGCAGTATCCATTCTATCCAAGAAACTTGTAGCATAGACACCCATAGCTTGTTTTCCCATAGCTCCTTGATAGGTATTTCTTGGAGCTTGATTATGGTCAGGAAATGGAATACTGGCGGTCATCGTTCCAAGAATTACGGCAGGATGAATTTCCATATGAGTATATCGAATCCCTTCTTTCCGATATTTTGGAGCAAGAAGAATCATAGATGAATTGGCTTCATTGGAATCAATATATTCAATCCAAGGATGTTCGCGTTCTGAGCTGGAATCTACAATCAATTTTGTCCAATCAAGGTCGGCGTCTGAGTCTGAATCATTACCAGTTTCATCCTCATTTTGATACAATTTACGGATAATTTCGCGAGGAATCGCAAGTTTTCCATCTTTTGTCATTCGTAGAATTGGACGAACCATTCTTCCGGCTTCAGTATTGACATACAAGTCGCGGTCTTTCAAGAAAAGAGTTGTCATTGGATGAATGGTTCCAATCATACGACATCTTCGGGTAAATCGTAGAAGTTCTAAACCATCTTCAGAGAATCCGAGAAAATCACCATTGACCCATACACGAGTACAATTTGTCATCATAGCACTCTTATCATCGGTTAAATCCTCAATAGGAAATACTTTATCACGAAGAAGCATCCGAACCATTGCAGAACTCACATAATTTGTGATACATGTCATCATTGAAAGATGTTTAACAACTCCAACAGATTCTCCTTCTGGGGTCTCAGATGGACACACGAATCCCCACGAAGTAGGATGTAATTTACGAGGAGCAACTAATTTCCCGCTTTTATCTACTGGAGAAGAAATTCGACGAAGATGAGACAATGTTCCATTCCGATTGAGTCTACCGAGAACCTGAGAAACACCGACTTTACCCATTGCATTTTTCATTCCAAAATTTCCCGTAGCAAGTGAGTATTTCAATCCTGAATCAATCATAGTGGTTTTGATAATTTTGAAGATATTAGTGCTATTGACGATTTCCTTGTAATCATTGGAAGCTCTCCAAGCACCTGACATAATTTCCTTCGTGAGAGAACTCCGAATATCTCGTGTCATTTTTGTACACCAATATTGATAAAAGAGTCGTGTAAGGAGTTGTCCTGCAAGTTCTACGCGTTTGTACATAAAACAATCTCGGTCATCATATCCGCGTTCTCCTGCACTGCATTTGAGAAGTTCTAATGCACTATATCCGATAAACCAAGTTTTTTTGTGGAAACCTTCACCAAGATGCGGAAGGACATCTTCGCGGAGAACTTTCTCGACATATGCGTGTCTATCGTGTTCGCTGGCTCTTCCTGGAATGGTTGTATATTTTGAGAGATATTCAAGAGCATCTTTTTTAGTATGAATCGTCTCGCTACATTCCATTAAAGAAGGAACAAGAAGCATCCAATACATTGATGCATTGCGTCCTTCCAGGTCTCCAATGACACGACGAGCGATTCCTTCATCGGTTTCAATCCCCATAGCCCTCATCATAACAGCGAGGGGGATATCGTGATGAATCCTGGGGATATTGATGCGAAGCCGATTTCCATCCCGTGTTTTCATCAGTTTGATACAGAATCCTCGAACGAATCCTTCTTTTTCTTCGTGAGCGGATTTGAGTTCACCCAAGAAGATATATTTAGAACTCCGTCCTCCTTGGAATACGAAGAGTTTATTTTCTTCAATCATTTCCTGAGAAACGATGGCTCTTTCTCCGCCGTTGATGATAAAGTATCCGCCATCATCATATTTGCATTCCTGATATTCCCGGCGTTGTTCCATTGGAACTTCTGACATTGGGCAAATGCATGAGCCAACCATAATGGGAATACTTCCAATCATAACGCGTGGAATTTTATTGATGAATACGGCTGTTTCATTTCCGGAGGTATGTTTTGTCAAAGTAACTTGGACTTCAATATCGGTTTCAATCCTGGCTGAGTAGGTATCATTTCGGAGGCGTGCTTCATTAGGATACATAGGACGAACAAATCCATTATTTTCAGTGATAATTGGTTTTCGGACACGAATTGGTTGAAACTTCATTTCAACTTTCAAAGTTGTTTCAGGGATACGAGGAATAGCATCTTCAACTGCATCAGGAGTTTCCTGAGCTTCCGGCGTATCAGCATACTCGGTGTATTCTACGGAAATTGGAGAAGCCCCTTGAATGACATTATCAAGACCTCGTTGAACAAAGTGATTATAAGATGAGATTTGATGACGAATTAAGATATTAGTATCTGTTTTTTGACGACGCATAAATACATCAAATAACTTCCAGCCATCTTCGTATTTCCACTCGGAGAGTTCCATTATCCCAAAGATAGATATACGGGAGCTTACTTTAGGTAGTTTAAAGAAAGCATCCGATGAGCTATGCTGTTCAATTCTTAAGAAAGCATCCTTTAGATGGTATTGTAATTGTATAGATTGAATTTTAAATACATACTATACAAAGAATTACGAATCACGAATCACACAGCCTCAGCCTCAGCTTCATCCAGTGTCAAATCCAAATCTGAATCCAATGCCTCACCTCCTTCCCGAGAACCTGCTTTAGTCCCTGGATAATATCTATGAATGATTCTCTCCAGAGAAGAATATCGGCGTTTCTCAAAAGATGCTACCATTGATTCATACGGACTAAATTCACGAATCGCTTCCATTCCTCTTGAAGCAAAATCATTGAGCAATGATGCCGAAAATCCTGAGAGCATTGTAGTATTCTCCGTAGAACTCAATGTAGGGAATCCATCCGTGGAACGAAGATTCCAGAAGAGAATATGAGGAATCTCAGTGTATCCCTTCTCAGCAAACATACCTTTGATTCCTTCAAAGAATGTAAAGGCATTTTTTCCAGAGATTGCTCTATCTGCCGAATCAATCTGCATATCACTGAAAACCGCAAGAACCAAATTCTTTACTGCCTCAGGAGGAACTGAATTCTCCACACACGCATCCAAAATCATCTGGAGACTCGCATAGAAATTCGTAGAACCTCCCCAAGGAGCATCCTTCACTTTCTTAACTTTCTCTACAAATGTCATTGAATCATCCAACTTTACCCAAGAAGGTTTTGTCTCAAATGTCATAATCCGATTCTTGAATCCCATCGAAGCAACCTCCGAGAGCAAAATTGAGAATCCAATGGAATACATCATTGGGTCTCCTTCCATTGACCCTGAAACATCCGCGAGAGGAATGATATTTCCCATTTGTCGAATCTGTCCCATAAAGGATTTCCATTGAAGATTCAAGACATCTTGAGAAGAAGCATCGGCTTCTGTGTCTGCGTCTCCAGAATTACCAAAAGACATCTTGAAAGCTTCTTTGACAAATTCTCCAACAGACATTTTCTTTCCGTGAATCTCTTTCTTAGATTCACTTCCTTCTTTTTTGATTTCTTCAATATACTTCTTGAGATTCTCTGCACATTTCACGCGGTCTTCTTCATCACTCCTTTGAGTTATCTCAGTATGTCCCCGAACCTTCTTCTTCTTCAAATTCAAGAAGGCTTCACGATGTTTCTTCATAGTCAAAGAAGGAACATTTTTAAAATCAATCTGAGACCACGTCTTTCCACACATATCAATCTGGGGTGTATTCAAAAGACGATTCAATCCTGAAATAGTTTTTCTAAGATGAGATGCATAGACTCCACGAAGTTTCTCTCTCTTTTCTTCAACAAGAGAATCAGATAAAGTACCTGGATGAGTTTTTACATAGAATTCTTTAGCAATTTGATGGAACATCCAAGAGAATGCTGAATTCTCACGAGGAATCCAACGAGCAACAAGAGACAATTTCTCAGGGGTCTTTTCAACTTCAGCGAGATGTTTATCTTTCAAGAGTTGTTCAATATACAAACTGACAGCATATCGTGAAATAAGTGTTCCGACATTTTTAGGGTCATCACGCTTCCATTTATATTCGCGGAAAACAAATTCTGTGAAATACTTCAAATCCTTCCAAGACCCAAGAGGAATAGTATCAATTTCAGTTCCATCATCTTTTTCTTCTGTAAGATGAACAACAGAACGCAATACAAATTTTCCAATAGAAGGATTCAACTTGAACCATTCATAGAGCATCGCATAGAAAAAAGAGCGTTCTCCTTTGCCTTCTTCGGTATCTCTTGCGTGAATCATCATCAAGAATAGAACACGAAGCATTTCAGCGGATTCATCCCAAAGTCCCCGATTTCCAGTTCGTGAAGCAGAAGTCTTCCAATTTCTGTGAACTTCTTTCAAGAGAGGAGCATAATGTTTTTCGATGAATTCCTTAGAAAACTTCGTAATTGGATTGGTTCCAATCGATGTTTTTTCGTGTCTTCCTCGTGAGTGAGATTCATTTCCTTTACGAACCATTTGGAAAAAGACTTGAAGAATCTTTTCTTTTGTAGAATTTGACCAAGCATATTCAACGTGTCCTTTCTCTCCGATTTGCTTAGGGGTATGAGAGTCAATGGCTGACACAACCCCAACGCCAGTCCCAGCTCCAGACATTGCAATGGAACTCATTTTTCTTTAACACATAGTAAGCTATACTTAGTCATTCCTTAGATGACATTGAAGATGTAAATCGAAAATCAGAATTTAAGAGGGGGGTCTAAAGGATTCTAACGTTTAAATAGCGTTTAGGGAAACTATGCAAGAATATCCCAGGATTGCAACACAACTTTCCGAATAATTGCAACACTCCCTGATGCATTCACTTTCCCGTATAACGCACTATGATTTTCTTTGAAATCACTTGCTGGTTTTAAATCAGTATATGCATCACGACTCCATTCTTGAGCTCCTGTACGAATTGTTCCCCAAGTTTTTGGTATAGAAAAATTGATTTTATGCGAACAATCTGCTCCAGAATCATTGCATACACTCAATGTAATATCGTGATTGGTTGTGATATTATCACTATATACTACATACAAACGATACATTCGCGTCATTCCTTCTCTGACTGGAGGATTTCCATATCCAAACGGATTGTAAATACGAGAAATTAAAGTGTCTCTTGTGTGATTCAATCTCACGGGATTCTGTCCTGGTAATCCATACAGGTCTCTCTCATGAATAAGTACACCTTTTCGATTCCCAGGTAAAGTTATCATTCCAGAGGGTTGAGGAGGAGCTTCACTAAGCTGTTTTATTAATGCTGATGTAGCTTCTAATTTTGCTTTATCTTCCAATGTAAAATCAGTATTAAAATACTCACGAATACTTGATGTTCCAACTCCAATTGTTAGCAAAACAATCAAGAAAATCACAATCAAGATGATTTTCTGTGTACGATTCATCTTCTATCATTTGAAATGATAATAGATAAAGAATTTACTTGAATAATTTACGCAAGGCTTTTGAGAAATCAGGGTCGCAATCCCCAGGAATATACCAAGAACGTTCTCTGGAATCCCATTTTGCACCAAGAAGTTTTGCTCCATCTTTTTTCTCAAATGGAACATCTATAAATTCTTTACGAATATGAGGAATTGCTTGACGAGATTCACGCTTTCTCTCGCGTTCTAAAACTTTAATACCATACGAACGCAGGTCGTTGTCGTCGGCGTCGTCTTCAGCGTCGGCGTCGGCGTCGGCGTCGGCTTCGCAAATTCCTACTGCAAGATTTGCAAGTCTATCTGCTTCTGCATTTCCAAGAGAATGTTCATCAGTTTTTCCTGTATGAGCAAGAATGTGATGGAAATCTACTTTGATACCCAATTCAAGAAGGTCATCTACAGCTCGTAAAAGATGTTGAACAAGACCTTGATTGGGAATCTCTTTCTTCCAACCTTGAGCCTCACAACGACGACCATATGTTGTAGCACATCGGATTGCATATTCAGAATCACTATAGACACGAACATTGAATAGTTCCGAATCAGAATCTAAATCAAAATCATCTTTTGCAATCTCCAAAGCCCGAATAAGTCCCCATAATTCTCCGGTATTATTCGTTTGGGGATATTCATCCGGAACTCTCTGGGACAGATTTTTTGGATGGTCTTTTCCAAAATATACACCATATCCTGCAATTGCTTTGGAACTTCCATTTCCAATACAAGAACCATCAGTATAAATGTTAAATATCTTCACGGATTCGGCATCGGCGTCCCCGGCGTCAATCATTGCAAATTCTCTCGCTTCAGCCTCTGTCTCAAACTTTTTGAATTTCGCTCCAGGAAATCCTGTAATGGATTTTTGAACATCTTTCCAGTTCGTGAAGACCCCGGGAGTTCTACCCACTTTGACACCATACCAAGGCATATTGTTTTTGTCTTTAATTACTCTGAAAAGACCCTAATAGAGAAACACGCAAGCTTTACTTAGACCCTTTATACCCCCGAAGAATCCTCTCAATTTCGGTCTGCTTGTATTTCAATCCAAGAGTCGTTCGTAAATGGGCTTGAATATGTCTCAATGAAGCCCCCATTGTACTCAATCGATAAATACATTCACTAATTTCGTCAGGTTCTGCGTCTGCGTCCTTCAACGAAGACGACTCAGGACGAATCACTTCAAAATCCAACTCCTTCTTCACAACACCTTTCTCCAAAACCTCCCGCCATCCACGAATACAAATCCTTCCTGCTGTTTTTTCTTGATGACAACCACGACATAATCCCACTAAATTCCCCCCGTGATGCACCGATGTTCCATCTTCCAGATACTCTCCTGAACTTTTCGCAGTATGTCTCTCACGAATATGGTCTGTCTCTTCTGCAGGTTTCTCTTTACAAATTTGACAGATTGCACTCACACGAGCTTCTGGATTCCACGCCGTCTTCGTAGTAGCTAATTCCGTAGTTGATTGACTCCATTGACGAATAGAATGCTCAGCAAATTCTTGACTCGTCAACATTTTACGAATCTCTTCGGCTTCCGCCATAACAGCCTCCGGCGCATTCATCTGTCTCATAAAATCTATTGCATACCCACGAGGTCCTGCTCCTTCCATTAACATTCTATCAAAACGAATTACACCTTCTTCATCCATCTTTACATACAAGTGATTCCAGCCTAAATCTTTACGAGAAACCAATACAGGAATATCACGAAGACGATGCCAATGTGTAGCAAATAAAAATGGAGTTCTACGACGAAGAAGACTCAACACCGAAGCACAGACAATCGCTTCTGCTCCATATTGTTCTGTTCCAGAACATAATTCATCGCCCAACACAAGACTCCATTCATTCGCTTCTTGAAGAATACTAATCAATTCCTCCGATTCCACCTTAAATGTAGAATAACCACGGAATAAATTATCATTTCCAAGAATTCTTGTAAATATACTACGGAAAGGACGCAATGACATCTCTTCACAAGCAACAGGAAGACCTGCTTGAGCCATAATCACAGCAATACCAATAGCTTTCATCAAGGAACTCTTTCCAGAAGAATTCACACCAAATACAAGACGACCAATTGGGTAATCACTTATATTTCCAAAAGAAACATCGTGTGGAACATACGGAAAATCTTGATGAATTGCTTCAATCAATGGATGACGGAGTTTCTTGACAGAAATACAAGAGCCTTCGGATTTAGATTCAGCCGAAAAAGGAATCAGATTCGCCCAACGATATCCTTCTTTCCGTGAAAGCATCGCAGAGGATTGAAGGCAATCACAATTAGCAATCACTCGGGAAACCTCCCGGAGAACTTCCGTAAAATCATCTCGAAGCTTCATTATCCATTGATTCCATTCTCCAAAAATAACTTTTTCCAATGCGTGTCTTGCTCTTGTAAATTCTTGAAGATGTTCTTTGAGAACTCCCTCACGACCTCGAATAGTAAGCTTGTCATCTATCGCTCGAAAACTCACTTTCTTTCCAACTCCTCGTTCTATATCAATCACATTCAGATTCGTAAATTCAGAAGCACCTGCTGCTACCGCTAATTCATACAATTGTATTCCTTTCCGATATGCTGTAGTACTTTTGAATGTAATTCCTATGAAATATCTATCTTGAGCTTGTTCATATACCACACGACACACGCTTGTTTCCATACGATGATTCAAATAATCCACCCAATCTTTTACAACAAAAAAAGCTTTCTTGTATCGTAGCCAGATTGCATGAGTCTCACGACTAACACGTTCCTCAGATGCAGAATCAGAAAACATATATGGAACATATGCAAGAGAATCATAACCTTGAGTACTCGTATCATCAGGATGAACTTCTCCAAGAATCTCATCTGGTTTGCGTAAGTCTTCATGGATTCTCTCCTGAAACCTCCTGAGTTCTCCTTGAAGTTCTCTGGTAGGTATCCACCATTCATCCATAAAATACGACGACGATGATGACGAAAATAAAAGATTTAACCAATCTGTCAATGCATTACAAGTTTTCCAGAGGACTCCATAAGACATTCCTCCAATTTTTGATGGACAAAATAAAGAATCAATATCAGGAAAACTACTTAGAGATTTACGCAATAACGTCAAAGGAATTCCTCCAGAATCTTCTGCAAGTTTTCTGGATGCACTGATTCGTGATTGCAAAAGGTCAAAGTCAAAAGAAGGTTCAGTGATTCTTTTCAAGAATTCACGATGACCCATTGGAGAAACACATCGGTCTGTAAAATTCCATATAGAACGATAATCGCGTTTTGTTCGGAAAGACTCTGAATCATTGGATGGAAGAATATTCAATTGGACTAATGCAGAGTTTTCTATAAGAATTTTCTGGGAGGTTTCCGATTGAAGTCTCAAACGTTGTTCATAGACAAGTTCAGGATGAATTCCGGAGAGATATCCAATGAATGTAGCAATCATTCGTCGTTTCCATTCTCCTCCGAGTCCTCCGAGTCCTCCGAGTCCTGCAACAGGAATATCTCGTAGAGTAGCATCAACATTGATTTCAAGAGAATCTGCTCCAGAACCTGCCCAACGTATTGGCGTATGGTCATCCGGTAGACCACACGCTGAAATAATTGTATCACGTTTCAGGAGTTCCTGGTCTTCATTCCATACGATAATTTCTCGTGGATTATGGATTGCAATCTCGGAATAACAGGATGCAATCGGTTTTTTCCACGAAAGAACTTCGTGATGAATTAGACGAAATTCTCCCTGACGAGGATACAAAATCAGCGTATACACTCCGGGAGGTTCTCGCCGTGATGACCTGATGAAGACTCCCAGAAGTGTTGGCTCACGTTCCTCTCTAATTCCTCCAATTCCTCCGGGTTGTTTCCCAGGAGACCATCTCATAAACAAAATCCGTTTTTCTCTCTGGAGAATTGCATCTTTCACTCCAGATTGATGATATAATGCAAAAGTAAATCCCATTGAGATTCCTGCTTGAAGATATTTATCAATAGACCCAGGAATCATCGGAAAACCATAATGATAGACAGCAATAACACGACTTCCATCAAAAGTCGTAATTCCTTTGGGGACATCATCAGAAGACCCCATTTTCATTAGTACAGATTCCATTGCACAAGCACGACCAATTCGTCGTCCATCTTCCAATTCTATCTCAAAAAGTTCATAAAATTTTCCAATTTGATAAAGAACAATAGTTTGTTCTCCACAAAGTTCTGTTTCTTTCTTCTGGATTTGAAGATATTCTTTGAGAATACCTCCACCTCCACCTCCGTCGCTCATTTACTGAACACGCCTAATATGCCGAATACCTCCGCTTAGTTGGACAATATCATCTCGTAATGATGAAGGGGTTTCATTGCTTAGTTGTAATCCAGAAGGAATCTTTAATTCTCTTTCTCCTTTTCCTTCTTGAGTGGATTCTTTGAGAGGAACCATTTTTAATTTCATAGTTCTCTTGGAATGGTTTAAATATGAATTCATTGGACGATTTGAATGAGTTTTTCTACTCCGAGCCATTTGTAGACGCATTTTTCGACGAATATCTCGAATTGGAGAAATACTCATTGTTTCATTTTCCAGACGAAAACGAACACGTTTCTTTTTATTTGTTTTGCTATGTTCTTTCATCTTTGAAAAGAGTTTGGATTCTTCTTGAGAAAATCCTTTACTTCCTTTACCAATCTGAACACTTACCTTCATACCTTTTCCAGGAGAATCATTTGGCGTCGGCGTCGTCGTCGTCGTCGGCGTTGGTGGTTCATTCGAAATAACAGGTTTTCCAATGGGTTTGACGATTCTATGTTTACGAGTCTTCTTTGGAACACTGGACGTTTCTATTCCTTTTTTCTTTCGTTGATAACTCCGGAGAGCTTGACGGGTTTCACGTAATCCTCCACGAAGACCTCGTCCTTGTCCTTGAGTCTTGTTGGGTGTCTTTGCAATTAAAGAACCATCTTCATCAAACAATGCCGAAAGGTCTTCTGTTTGATGATTCAGTCCATATCCAAACATAGACCCTCCTCCATTCGCCGATACTTTTACTTGTTTAATATCCGATGTTTGTTCCATCTAAACGATGCACACGTATCTATAGTTTATCACGGCTAAATTGAACGACTATTCATCGTACTATTTTCCAAAGTATCATCAAGAGACCACCTCCTTAAAACAAAATGATTATTCCTATTCGGTGTTTTACTTGCGGAAAAGTTGTAGGTTCTAAATGGTTTGCTTACAAACGGAAGGTCAAGGAATATCGGGAAGCTAAAAGTGTTCCTAAAGATGAAGAATTCTATCTGGATTCCATCAATCCCGCTGACCCAACCCCGGAAGGTAAAGCATTGAATGAATTAGGTCTTCATCGATATTGTTGCAGAAGAATGATTCTCACTCACGTCAATATCTTTGATGATATCTAAATCAGATTCAGATTCAGATTCAGATTCTTCCTGAATCAATTAGATGGAAAATATTGGATTTATAGGAGGTGGAAGTAGTCCAGGAGCTGGAGATGTTATCATTATAACCGGATTAATACTCTGGTTTATTTTTATTGGTGTTCAAGCTATTGGAGGATTTGGTATTCTACAAACCGCTTATGATGATACCATAGAATATCTACAACGGGTTCCCTTGTATCTTCTACTTACAGCATTGATTCCTGTACTCATCGTGATTGTTCTTTTATTAGGAAATTAGATTCCCAATAGAAATCTAAACATATAAAAACTCGTAGAATCTATCATAGATAGATTTCACGAGATTGTTAGATGTCCCAATCAAATCTTTTTAG